CTACAAACACTGGTACTACAAAGACAACATGTACCGGGTGGACGCGATCGCCATGGAGCGCCACGGCGTGGGGGTGCCCTACGTCAAGATGAGCGCCGAGGCGGCGGTGGAGGACTACGAGGAAGCGGCGGAGATCCTCCAGTCGCTGCATGCCCACGAGCGCAGCTACGTGGTGGGCAAGCACTGCTGGGAAGAGTTCTCCATGGTGGGCATAGACCGGCCCACGCAGTCGGTCGTCTCGCTGAAGGAGTCCATCCAGCACCACGACCTGATGATCGCCCGCAGCGTGCTGGCGCAGTTCATCAACCTGGGGGCAACGGATACCGGCAGCTACGCGCTGTCGGAGGATCAGTCGAGCTTCTTCCTGATGGCGTTGCAGGCGGTGGCGAATCAGATCACCGACGTGATGAACGCCTACGCCATCAAGCCATTGGTGGACGTGAACTGGGGACCGCAGGACAAGTACCCGCGGCTGACCTACTCGAAGCTAGAGCAGCGCGACCTGGCGACGTATGGGGACGCCATCCAGAAGCTCCTCAACTCTGGGGCAATCGTGGTGGATGAGGGGCTGCGGGACACGATACGCGACATGTACGGGTTGCCAGAGGAGCCCGATACGGTGCAAGCGCCCGCGACGGTGATACAGCAGGTACCGGCACAGTCAGACACGGCGAGTGGTGAGGACGATACCGAACCGGAGCCCACCGCACTTACCGAGCCATGTAGTTGCGGGCACACCCATGCGCTGAATGAGGCGCCGTTCTGGCGCGATCTCCGTGACAGTGAGGACCGCATTGTCCTAGAAGAGATCGACGACGCCATTGAGGGCGGCCGGCTCCAGTATGTGCGAGCCGCGCAGAGCATCGCCGCGCGGCAGATGGACCGGCTTGTTGAGCTGGCAGTGCCGGCAGTCGAGAGCCGCGACCCCGACAAGGTGAACGCGCTCACCGTGCCGTACAAGGCGGAGATGGCTGACGCGCTCACCGAGGTACTTACCGAGCTGTACCGGCGCGGCTATGAGAGCGTGATGTGGGAGAGGCGGCGGCGGACGGGGCAGCGCGCGGAGGCTCTGACACTCGTAGACCCCGTGAGTGCACTGCCGTACCTTGCCGCCAAAGCTCGTGCAGCCTCGCAGCTGTTCGGGGTGCGTCTACTCGCGGCTCTCGTGTGGGAAGCACTGGATCAGATCAAGACCGGCACAGTGGACGGTGAAGCGCTCCTCAACGTGATGGAGGCACTTTCCGATCGGGAGCTCACCAAGAGTGCCCAGATTAGTGTAAGCGAGGCGGTCAGTTTTGGGCGGCGCGACGCGGCGGAGAGCATCCGTGATGAGATCGCCTATGCCCAGTACAGCGCCATCCTCGACCGGCGGGTGTGCGCGGTGTGCGAAAACCTGGACGGGCTCGAGGTCACACTCGATGATCCGCGCTACGAGGAATACATGCCGCCGAACCCGGAATGCCAGGGCGGGGATCGCTGCCGGTGCGTGTGGATTCTGGTGTTCAAGGAAGAGAAGCGGGCGAGGGTGCGGTGAGGATAGCCATGGACAGGTTCATCGTTCTTAGCCTAGCGGATGTGTCGCAGTCGTGGGCGCAAGTGCTGCGTGTGGGGCACTTCAGCCACCCGAGCTACGGCGAGTTCGAGGTGACGACCGAGACGCTGCAGAACATGGTGGCCAACTTCCAGAGCGGCGTCCGCCCGAAGGCCCCCACGCGGCTGGTGGTGGACTACGACCACGGAAACCTGACTGGGAAGGCGGCGGGCTGGATCACGGCGCTGGAAGTGCGCGCCGGCGGCACTGAGTTGTGGGCACAGGTGGAGTGGACGGACGAAGCGGCGGAGCTCATTCGTCGGAAGGAGTACCAGTTCACTAGCGCGGAGTTCGCGTCCGAGTACGTGGACAAGGAGACCGGTGAGACGCGCGGGGCCACGCTGTTGGCCTTCGCGATCACCAATCGGCCCTTCGTGGAAGGGATGCAGCCACTGGCTCTCTCCGAGCAGGTGAGCCAGGCAATGTTGGGCAGACAAGCGGCAGAGCCCCCAGTGGCAAAGCCTAGCGCAGATGGGGGCGAGGCCCCGGAGGAGAGCGAGATGGAGCAGCAGCTGAGGCAGTTGCTGGGGTTGGATGAGAAGACGGACGTCCTGGAGGCGGTCAAGGCGCTCAAGGACAACCGCACGGTGGTTCTGAGTGAGCGCGATACCCTGACCGCAAGGCTTACCGAGGTGAGTACCGAACGCGATGAGCTTCGGCTCAAACTGAACGAAGCAAGTCGTGATGCGCTGCTCGCCAAGTATGAGGGCGAGGGCAAGCTCACCCCGGCGATGCGCGAGGCCTGGGCGGCAGAGATGGCGCTCACCGAGCCGGAGCGGTTCGCCAAGCTGATGGACACGCTGCCGGTGGTGGTCGACCTCACCGAGCGCGGTTCCGACAACGGCGCGGCTGCCGGTGACACCAAGCTGACCGAAGCTGAGATTAGCCTCGGGAAGCAACTGGGCATCAGCGAGGCCGACCTGTTGAAGGCAAAGGCGCGCGCTTAGGCGCGACTTAGGGGCACTAGTCGTGCCACAGGAGATAGAACATGACTGCACTGAGTGCGGATAGGCAGGTTGAACGATACGAGGGCGAGATCATCGCCCTGACGGTGAAGGCGGGCACCACGATCTACAAGGGATCGCTGGTGAATGTGGACTCCACGGGCTACGCGGTGCCCGCCGCGGACGCCGCGAGCGTAGTGTTCATGGGCGTGGCAATGGAGGGCGGCACGGCGGGGCAGGTCATCCGGGTCTACCGCCGCGGCATCTTCCAGTTCGTGATCCCGGCCACGGCCACCATCGCCGACGTGGGCCAGCGGGTGTACGTGGCGGACAGCGCCACCGTGACCAAGACCGTCGGCAATGGCGTCTACGTCGGCAAGATCGTCCGGGTGGCGAGCGCCACCAGCGTGTGGGTCGACCTCGAGTCGGGCGCGCCGGCCATCGGCACGATCTATGACCGGAGCATCCTGAGCATACCGATCAAGCTGAAGAACCTCGCCAACGGCGACGTCGTCACCGAGTACATCCCGGGGTTCGCCGGTCTGATCGAGAAGGTCTCGTTTGTGGTCACCGACAAGGCGACCACGGCGGACAAGACCGCCAAACTGAACCTCGAGATCGAGACCACCAACGTCACCGGTGGCGAGATCACCCTGTCCTCGGCGGCGGGCGGCAACGCTCTCACGATGGGCAAGGTCGCGGATGGCACCGCCATCACGGCGGCCAACGTGTTCACCGAGACGCAGAAGATCAGCGTGGAAGCGTCCAGCGTCACCGCGTTTGTCGAGGGTGAGGGCGTACTGCTGATCGTGCTCAAGCATGCCACGGCTGCGGCGTAAGGCTGGCGGCCCGCGATTCTACTCTAGGAGGCCGACATGGCTGTGGTAACTCGTGATTTTCTGAGCGCAATGTACACCAATCTCCGCGCGGTGTACCTGCAATCGTTTGAAGCGGCACAGAATGCCGAACAGTGGCAGCGGCTGGTGATGGAGGTGCCCAGCACTACCCTCACCGAGACGTACGAGTGGCTGGGCAGCGTGCCCAAGATGTCGGAGTGGGTAGACGAGCGGAAGGTCGGCGACCTGTCCGAAGAGAACTTCTCGCTCACCAACAAGCACTTCGAGGCCACCGTGGCGGTGGATCGCAACGCCCTGGACGACAACCGGCTGGGGATGATCCTGCCGCGCGTCCGACAGCTGGGCGAAGAGGCGGCCCGGTATCCGCGCGAGCTGGTGCTGGACGTAATCAAGAACGGCACCACGCTCACCGGCTACGATGGGAAGGCGCTGTTCGCCAGCGATCACGCCGGCGGCGACAACCTGCTGGACGGCACCGGCATCACCTCGGCCACCATCAAGGCTGACCTCAGCAGCGTGTTTGGCGCGATGCGCGAGTTCACCGACGACCGGGGCCGGGTGATGAACATCACGCCCGACCTGGTGGTGGTGCCGGCGGAGCTCGAGTTCCCGATGCGTGAGGCGCTCAACGCTACCGACATTGGGGGCACGACCAACATCCACCGGGGGCTGTGCGACATCATGGTCGCCCCGGAGCTCACCGACGCCAACGACTGGTATGCGTTCAACACGCGCAGCGCCATGAAGGCGATCATCTATCAGCTGCGGAAGGGGCCTGAGTTTGTGGCGCTGGACGCGGCCGATGACTACGCCAACTTCATGCGCCGGGAGCTGCTCTACGGAGTGGACTCGCGGTGCGTGGCCGGCGTGGGCATCTGGTGGTACGCCTGCAAGGTCGTGAACGGCTAGGAGTAACGTAGCGATGGCATACGCGACCCTAGACGGAGTGCGAGAGCAGGACCCGCGGGCGGTGTACAGCGACACCAGCAGCCCGAGTGAAGCGCAGGTGCTGGTGCTGTTGGAAGACATCGCCGGGGAGATAGACACGGTGCTTGCGGCAGCGGGCTACACCGTGCCGATCACCACACCGGCAACGTTGCTGGCGGCAGTGACGCGCCTGAACGCGATGGGCGCGGCGGCGATGGCGCACATGGGCATGTTCCCCGAGACGGTGGGGGCGGGCCCAACCTCCGATCTAGGGTCGCGGCTGTGGAAAATGTACACCGATGGGCTGGAGCGGTTGGTAGAGGCGGGCAAGGCGGGCGCGACCGGGAACACCGGCACAGCCACCAGCGCCCGCAGCTACCAGGTGGACAACCCGACGGAGACGGCGGCGCAGTCGTCGCTGTTCCCGCGGGCGAAGGTGTTCTAGGTGTTTGTGCTCAAGTTCAGCGTTGCCGGGCAGACCGAGGTGATGCGCACCATCGAACGGTGGAACACTGGGCTGAGCGACTTCAGCCCGGCGCTGGAGAAGATAGCCGACGACTTCCTGAAGCTGGAGCAGACCCAGTTCGCCACGGAAGGGAAGACGGGGAGTGGCGGCTGGAAGGCGCTGTCGCCGGACTACGCGGCATGGAAGGCGATCAACTACCCGGGCGCGAAGATTCTAGAGCGCGACGGGTGGCTGCGCGACTCGCTCACCGTCAAGGATGCGCCCTTCCAGGTGCGGGAGATCTCGCCGACAGAGGCAGTGCTGGGTAGTTCGCTCAACTATGCCATCTACCACCAAACCGGCACGCGGAAAATGCCGGCGCGGCCGCCGATCGAACTCTCGGCAAGCGACCAAGACCGCTGGGGGAAGCTCGTGCATGAGTGGCTGTACGCGATGGCGTCGAGGTTGGCGTAGTGCTGTACCAGGCGCACGTTGATGTAATGGCGTACGTACAGGCGAACCTGCCGGCGCAGTGCACTAGCCGCGGGCTGACCGTTCCGGCTGAGTACCACGCCGGACTGCCGGTGGTCACGATGATCCAGCAGTACCCGGCGTGCGTGGTGGACGTGGACAGCGGCGGCATCGGCGGCTCACAGAGCACCGAAATTGAGCACAGCGTGTACGTGGCGGTGGTGGATCGCGACGCCGAACTGGACGTGCTGAACCTGCGGCTGATGCAGTACGCGGACGCGATCCTGGCGACGCTGGACGGCAAGCGGTTCGGCACGGTGATCCGGTGCGCGGCGCGCAAGCATGACAGCTCGAACCTGTTCAGTACGGGGGACAGCCGGGCGGTGCGCATGCGTTGGGTGGAGTTCTCGGTGCGGACGGTGAACTAGGAGTGAGAGATGGCGATTAGCTACACGATCAATCCGACATATGTGATCGAGGGAGCGGCGGAAGTGCTTGTGGGCGCGTACGGCGCTGCCCAGGGGGCGTGCACCTCCATTGGCTCCACCGACGGCGGCGTGATGCTGACCGTGGGGAACGAGTACCACGACGTGGAAGTGGACCAGAGCAAGGTGCCGAT